TCTTTCAAGTGCTTATGAATTCCTTCATTCGCATTTCCTACATACCATCGTAGAACCTCAGCTTCTGGATTCACAGGTAGCCCTGTCAATGATACCTCTAACCCAGACGCACGTAATATCTTTCTAATAGGCTTCTTATATTTTTCGCTCCACTCTTCTCTGCTTTCTATCGGGTAGAAGTTTACAGAAAACTTGTTAAGAACACCCTCTCGTACCTGTTGCCAAATATGAGGAACAGTTTTAGAAATAAGTGCCCTGATAAATAGCTTGTGATCTTTTACCTCTGCAAATTCTACTTTACCGACCCTTTGCGTAGTGTCGTGATCCACAAACACAGTTGTGGAAATGGTTGTGTAATCTCTGGCAAGATCCTGTAACGCTGAATCAGTAATCTCATCACCAGCAGGCTTATAAAAAATAGTCCGGTCTACATTACCAGTAGCAGCATACCCCTCTACATACCAGTTCCCTTCTGTATCCTCATGCGATTTTGATACTGGAATATTAAGCCTGTACAGCATTGCTGGAAATATTAACCTAATTACATAGGATTGTCAATATCGTACGTATCATTAATCTTATCTTTTATATCCATTAGTATATTTTTTACCTCATTATCAATATTATTATCAACATTACCCTGTTTGTTCAGCTCAAGTATTTTTATTGGAATATTCGCCCATGGCTCTTTCCTGATTGGTATGTCAGAACCAGGAATCAGGCGGTTTACAAGAGAGATGATTTGATTTATTGATAGTGCTACATGAGCGTTTAGTTTTGCCAAAACCTGAGCATCTTGTAATGCATCGGTTGTTTTAGGCCTTCTGAACCTAAATACCGAATATTTAGCACCAAGACCTTTCATAATAGTTGCATTTATCACATGCTCTTCTGATAGAATCATCGGTATAAATTCCTGCTCATTCGTAACAATACGGGCAACAGCAGCAGATGCTCTATTCAAGTCATTCGCACTTCCAAGATATAATGGGGCAATACCGAAACATTCACGGATCTCCTCATCATTCATACTTCGTAACTTCAAAAATGATCCATCATCTTGCACGCCAACATGAAGAGGAGTCACATTGATATGTGTTTCTGGCCCCCTATATGCAGGATGCTTCTTCTGTGCTTGCAAAACAAGCACTCTTCCATTGCCCTGTAGCCCTTTACCAGTACGCTCTATAAAATCCCTGATCATTTGTACACTTTCAGGGGAGAGCTCACCATTCTCTACAGAAACTACTACTGGCCAATGTGCATCTTGCATAATAAAATTGAGGTTCCATACTTGTGCTTGCCTATTAGCCGCAATAGCCGGTGATGCTGTCAACCATCTTGGTATCCCATACCATTCTGATACTGGATGGTGTATCTTTCGATGAAGTATCTCACTGGCCCATTTTCTTACATCTAAATCCCTCGGGTTATCATATAACTCACCAGTTTCTGAGTCCATAACACGAGGATCCCCGAAATTTTTGAAGAAAACTTTTCTTATTTTCCCCTGACCTTTCCTTATCTGAACAAACCCTTCACCATTGGAAAGAATTCTTATTGACGTAGATGGTACATGAAATATAGAGGATATTTGTCCTTTTATATTTCTTACAATCTCATAATACCCATTGCCAGTTGTCTCCCTGTCTATTACAACACATTCGCATATCTCATTAAATGGCATAAATGGATTAATATTGTGGAAAAACTCAGAAACTCTATCAATTTCTTCTTTTACCGGCTTATCTAATATTGGATCTGATGGATCAGGTGGATGTTTTGGCTCTATTGACCACCCAAGACCAACTGTATTACGTGCTAATGTCCGTATAAGTTTTGACAACCTTGTGCTAAGTTGTAGAGTATTCGCAAGAATCTCCGGATTCAACCCAAGAGGTGGTCGAATGGCCCTATTTTCATCATATTCTGTTTGAAATATATCCTCTATTTGCTTGGACTGCACATCAGGTCTATTGAATACAATAGCCTTTACAACAGATTCGTCGTTCGACGTAATTCCGTAGATATTCTCTATACTTAGAGCCATATCGTTTACCTAAAAGATCTGCGCATGCACGGTAGACTGAGAAGTATCAAATTCACCATATCTTGTAGTACAGCTGTATACAGCACCACATACGGCATCAGAAACATCTTTGCTCCCGTTTCTCCTTGGGTGGTCTACCTTTTTACGAATTGGGTTAAATTCAAGTCTCAATAACTCCTGTAAAAAGATATCATAATTATAAAAAGAAACCAAGCCCTCATTAATACATGTCCGTAAATTCATATATGGTTCGGGTGTCTGATCTACTGACAGCTTTTCTGCATTGTATCCCTTATCATTAAGTTTCTGCATGAATGGTCTACTTTGATAAGTCTCCATGGTTATTAGACATATTTGAAAACCAAGTTCTGCCAATTCGTCTATAAGATCCTCCAGCCTTGACCACGGTATCTCTGACCCAGATTGAGGTGGTCGAACAATCTGTAGCATAAAATCAACATAAGTCTTTACGCCAACATCCAATGTCTCTGTACCATCAGGTAATCGCTTTTTGATAGTCACCTCTGCCATTGGATGCGCCATCGCAAATCCCATGGCATCCTGTGTAAGTGCAGTGTCTACATGAATAAATCTAGGCGCATTTGGATTTACCCTCGGTCTCCATACCCCATTACTATCTTTTACTGCTATCATATCTTTCAATAATGTATGGCCATCTAGCAAAAATGTTTTCTCGACCGAATATGGATGCTGGCACTCAAAATCATGGTACGGTGATGATGGATCCTCTTCCTTGGTCCTACGTATAGCCTTGAATACTTTAGGCCTATCAGTAATTAAAGGAGAAATACCCATAAGAGGTACACCAGCAATATCTCTAATAGCTTTTTCTATATCACGTTCGAAATCTTGTTTGAAATCTATTGGCGGTGTAATCACCAAGGCCCCCTCTCTTGGCGATTCATCATCATTTAAAATACGAGATAACCTTGTATCGTCACCTACCTCTACCCTGAAAGTCTTACTAGAATATGTCCCCTTTGGTTTAGCATCCCAAAGGCTCATCGTACATATGAATACATCTTCTTCTTTATCCCGCATTACCTCCATACGTCTGCGTTCTATGAGATCATCAGGGTATAGTGCAGAGCTTGCTAAAATTAATTTAGCCCTAACACCCTTTCCACCACGATAAAATCTGCTTTTCATACGCAATTTCGCCTGATTATATATCTGTAGACCTTGGTCATACACCTGATCCATGGTCCTTACGAGTTTAGATTTGCCAGTAATTCTCATGAACGATACTTCGTCCATGGTCATACCGACAAGATCATACGACAAAATACCGTGTTCAGATGTAATTGATGGTCTTACAATAATATTTTTAGGAAATACAAGCATCCCAGTAAATTTAGGGTTAGGCGGAAACTTCTCCCTAAAATACTGGGACCCTCTTATGATTTGTACGAATTTATTATATCCAGTCTCTTTTGCACGTTCCTTCGAAATAGACACAAAACATATATAAAGCGGAGACCCCTCCATAACCCCAAGAGCAGATGCAGGATCATTCATACAAGATAGTTCATATACCTGATATGCATGAATTGTAGCGGCACATGTGGTTTTCCCATATCCGATAGACCCAGAATATATGATTTCACTATATTTAGTTTGACATGCCTCTATAATAGACTCCTTTACCTTGGGCCATAGCTGAGTCGCTAATGGCCCACAATAATAAGGGTCATTGATCCACTGCTCTATCGGAACAGGTTCAGTATCCCAGGCAATATCGTCTGTTCTATGAAGTTTTCGGCTTAAACTGGCAAGTAATTCGGCAAGCTCCTCATCAACAGGCGTAACAGATTTTACATCTAATGCATTATTGAATATTGTTAACGCCATCAGTATCCGCAGCAATAGCTTCTTTCAGAAGCTCTCCAGAAACGAGAAGAAATTTATTTAAATTTTCTTTTTTCTTTTTATTTTCAGGAGCATTATCTAGTACATCATCACTGCCCACTCGCAATACCTCCATCACAAACGCAGTCGCTTCTTTACTGGCACGCTTCAAAAACAATTTCCCAAGAGCCCTGCCAAATAATAGCATTCCACAATGATGCTCTATGGACTCAATCAACTCCTCAGACTTGAATTCTGGAAATGATGCATGTATCTGCCTGTGAAATTCTTCAAGTAAGTTATCGATCTTACTGGCTTTTATCTCAAAAAACTCATCAGGCATCTTTTAGTGACCTCACACAATTTTCTATTCCCTTTTTAAAACTATTCACCAAAATAGCGGCGGCATTATCAAATCTAGCCCTATGCGGAATCTCATACTCATCAAG